GCAAATTGACGAAGTCAAGAGGCGCTCCACTTTTAACAAGAGATAGGGTAGAAAAATTATGGTCGATAATCCTAATGGAACCGACACAATTTCAATGAATGACGCAATTAGCCTTCTGAACACTCCCACCGAGGACACCGTTACAGATGAGCGAAATGAGGCTGGAGATCAGCCTCAACAGCCCGAAGCCGAGGCGCGAGTCTCATCCGAAGATCAGGCGCAGGACGCCCCCGAGGATGACGACTATGACGATGAGGCTGATGACGGCGAAGATGCCTACGACGACGATGATGACGACGAGGACTACGACGAGGAACCCGCTGAGAAGCTGTACACCGTAAAGGTGGACGGCAAGGAAGTGGAAGTTAACCTCGAAGAAGCCCTCAAGGGTTATCAACGTCAGGAGGCATTTACTAAGCGATCAATGGAACTGGCCGAGCAACGCAAGGCATTTGCTGCTGAGGCAGCCGAAACAAAACAGCTCCGAGACGCTTACGCGCAGCAACTTGAGTTACTGCAAGCCCAACTCCAGCAGACAAACCTCACTGAGGAACCTGACTGGTCAGCCTTGAAGAATGAGGGCTATTCGACTGACGACATTTTCTTTGCCAAGACAGAGTGGGACAAGCAACAAAAGCAAGCCTACCAAGTTGCAGCAGAGCGTCAGAGAATTGCCCAACAGCAGGCACAGGAGCGTGAGGCGCAATTAAAGCAGCACCTCACTAACCAACGTGCCGAAATGCTTGAGCGCATACCTGAGTGGCGTAATGACGAGACGCGCGAATTTGAGCGTAAAGAAGTCATTAAGTACGCACAGAAGCGTGTCGGGTTTAGCGAGGAAGAAATCTCATCCGCGAGCGATGCCCGCGCGATTGAGCTTTTGTACAAAGCGTGGAAGTGGGACAATCTAATGGAAAAGAAACCTACAACCAAAAAGCGCACTCGCCAAGCACCGAAGATGGCCAAGGCAGGGCAACCGGCAACCAAGCGCGAAGTTGCTAATCGTTCAAGGCGGAAGGCGCGTGAACAGTTTGAAAAGGCTGGCACCGTTGACGCTGCTGTACAATTTTTGATGGGTAGATAACCCGAAGGAACAAAACAATGGCTGTTTTTACAACCCAAAACGCTGTTGGTGAGAAAGAGCAACTCGCCGACATCATCTACCGGATTGATCCGGCAGAAACACCAATTTTTTCCAATGTGAAAAAAGAAACTTCAAACGGCATTTTCGTCGAATGGCAAGTTCAGGAGCTGACCGCCGCGTCTGCTACTAACTACCACAACGAAGGTGCAACCACAGCTACTGCTGCGGCGACACCAACTGCACGGATTGGTAACTACCACCAGATCTCAAAGAAGGTGTTTGCAACATCAGGCACACTCGACGCTGTTGATTCAGCCGGACGTGAGCGTGAGCATAACTACCAGAAGGTATTGAAAGCTCTCGAACTTCGCCGTGACATCGAAAAAGCAATCGGTGACACAGACGTAGCACGTTCTGGTTCAGACCCACGCAAGTCAGCTTCACTGACCTGCTTTATCACAAACGGCTCAGTCGGTGCGACTGCCGGTGCCTTCGCCACAGGCGACGGAACTGACACGATCACTGGCGGTGACGACCGGGCGTTAACACTCGCCTTGATTGAGGACGGCATGCAGGATGCGTGGACAGACGGCGGCTCACCTGAGCTGATGATTGCCTCGGCCACAAACCGTGCAAACTTCTCAGACCTGTCAGCCTCTGGCAACTTGGTCAGCAACGACGTGAACATGACTGCCGCTAAGGAAGTCAGCTACGTCGGGTCTACCAGTGTTTTCTTGACCGACTTCGGTACTGTGCAAGCTGTTCCATCTCGGCTACTTGGAAACGACCGGGTGTTCTTGATTGATCCAAATTTTGTTTCAATCTGCACACTCAACGGACGTAACTTCCTTGAGCAGGAACTTAGCCAAGACGGCGATGCAAAAACTTCGCATCTGGTATCAGAGTGGGCATTGAAGCCTACCGCGCCTAAGGCGCACGCAATGATTATGGACTTGAACGGTTCATAGTAAAACTGAGGGGGCGGGCAACTTCCCCCTCTCTTTCATAAGGGAAAAGACATGAAGCGAATTTTATACACAGACCCTCACACCGCCAAAGAGGTGGTTATGGATCAGCGCTCTGATGGAACTGACATTATTGAGACAACCCAGAGGTTTGACGGCCTAATTAAGATTAACAAGCAGATGAATAACGACTATCGCGCCAACGCTACGGTGAACACCCAGCGGCATATACAGCATGTGGCGGAAATACCAAATGTCGTGTATAATCACCTTCTAGAGACACTAGGCACGCCAGCCGAAAACCCAAAGGGCTGGAAGGCTTGGTTGAACAATAGCGAGAACCGAGACTTTAGAACAGGCGGCGGTAACGTATAATGGCAATTGCGACCTACACAGATTTGCAGACATCCATAGCCAATTTCTTGGCGCGTTCTGACTTGACCGCGCAAATCCCTGACTTTATTGCGCTGGCTGAAGCCCGCATGAGCCGAGAGCTGGAGACGCGAGGTCAGGAGAAAAGGTCAGCCGCGACTTTGACTGCTGGAGATGAGTACATATTTTTGCCCCAAGACATGCGCGAAATTAGAGAAGTAAAGTTAAACACATCTCCGTTGACTGTTTTAAAATATTACAGCCCTGTGGCTTTAGACGAGCAATATTCCTCAGCCGCTAACGGTAAGCCTCAGGGTTACAGTATTGTGGGTCGGGAAATGAAACTGAGGCCGGTTCCTGATTCAAGTTACTCAGCCGAAATAATTTATATCGGGGATGTGACGCCCTTGTCAGTTTCCGTTTCAACAAATAATATACTGACGCGCTCACCCGACGCCTATCTTTATGGGGCGCTTGCCGAAGCCTACGCTTACCTGCTTGATGAGACTAGGGCGTCTCAATATATGGCTAGGTTCGACAAGGCTTTGGAGGAAATAAAGCTGGACACCCAGAGGGCTAACTACGGCTCTGGTAGCCTCCAAATCAGTAGTATTTATCAACGCCAATCGCAAGCTGCGGGGACTTAAATTATGAGTGCAATGAGTGACTACCTTGAGAATGAAATTCTCGATCATATCCTTGGAACTGGCGCATATACAATGCCCAGCAATATTTATGTTGGCCTGTCTACTGGCTCATTTAACGATGACAATAGCGGCACAGAGCTTACTGGAAATGGTTACGCTCGCGTAGCAGCCACGTTTGGCGCGGCTGCTTCTGGGACTGCATCAAACGATGCTGCTGTTGAGTTCTCAGCGGCAACAGGTTCTTGGGGTACAGTAAGCCATTTCGGTATTTTTGATGCAAGCTCTGCTGGAAATCTTTTGATACACGGCGCTTTTTCAGCATCAAAGTCAATTACCACTGGTGATATTCTTCGTATTTCGGTAGGCGACCTAGACATAACAGCGGCCTAAGAAAATGCCAGCTATAGGCGTTTCAAGTAGGTTAATATCGGTTCCAGCACAGAACAGTGCTGTTTGGACGCAGCGTACTGCTGACATAACCGATTATATTGGCCAAAAGGCGCGTCTGTTAGTCTTGTATCAGTCAGGCACTAGCTTTACCGGCGATGTCCAGCTTGATGATTTTAACATTGGCGGAAACTCATTTGACCCTGAGACTGGGACAAATGGGTTTCAGGTGCCAACTGTTATTGATGATTCCAGAATAGCATTTGGGGATCTTGACAATATCCAGAGCGATTATGATGCTATTACTTGGACAGGAATAGGCTCTAGCACTTCGGCTTATGGTTTTTTCGTTAGAGACCCATCAGGAACCCCAAGCGGTTCGACAGGTCTTACCAGCGGGAATACCGGCTCATATTACTTTTATGCTGAGACAAGTAGCAGCGGCTCAAGTAACGACATTTGGCTTTTGTCTCCAGAAGTCACAATTAAGAACGATGAATTAAGTTTTTACACGGCTCAATATGGCGCGACATGCGGCCCTATATACGCTTATCTTGTAGTTACTAGCGCTGAGGTTGAATATTCCGCAACAAGCCTCGACCATATGGATAGGTGGGGCGCTCTAGATACTTGGGACTACGGCACACTAGACAGCATTACGCAGTTTGATGTGTGGCAAGGCGAAGTAGCCGTAAATGTTGCTGTAACCTCTGCGGCAAACTTAGGCGTGATTGTAATATCAGAGACTGCTTCAGCCTCTGCCGCTATAACCACGACAAGCTCTTTAAGTTCTGTAATAGATGTTTCTGGAAGCGCATCTATTGTTGCTACTTCTAATCAGCCGCTAATCACAAGAATATCACCAGTATCTGGCACCGCGCCTGCGTCACTATCAGCGTCTTCGGCAAGTGGTGTTATCAGGTTTGTGTCTGCCTCTGTTACTGGCGCGGCATCCGTTGCATCTGTTTGCAGAGTAACAGCAGGGTTTGGTGGAACAGTATTACTATCTGCGTCAGCCACATCAGCCTGCGAAAAAATATCGACAGTTTCCGCATCCGTGCCAACAATCGTATCTGCCACTGCGAATGGAAGCTCTGTTTTAACAGAAAGCGCCGAAGCAAACATAGAAATATCTGGAACATCTTATCCATCTGTTACGTTTGCTGTTTCTTGCTCTGGATTGATTTCTTCTGCGCCTGCGTCCATAATCAGGGTTGTTGGAGAGGATTGGTCTTTGGTTCCTGTTGGTTCAGAAGTTTGGTCTGACGTTGCAGTCGGCAATGAAGTATGGACACAACAACAAATTTCATCTAACGGAAGTTGGGCAGCACAATGATACAATTTGGAGAATGGTTGCCGGACCAGCCAGCGTTTATGAACGCGGGCGTTGTTACTGCCGAGAATGTTATTCCTGCAATAAACGGATACAGACCCATAAACGAGTTCGTTTCTTACGGCAATGCGGCGGCGGAAACCTTAAAAGGGATTTACGCGGCTAAAGACAACGATGGAAACGTCAAGCTGTTTGCTGGTGGGGCTAGTAAACTGTATGAGTTTAACGCATCGACAAACAATCTTGATGATGTCAGTAAAGCCGGATCGCCTGCATACGACCTGCTTGAAAATGAGAAGTGGCGTTTTGTGCAGTTCGGTGAGTACGTTATTGCGGCGGGAGGCACAGGCGAGGAGCTGCAAAAGTGGCAGCTCGGAACCGACACTGCATTTTCTGATTTGTCTGGCAGCGCACCAAGGGCTGACTTTTTGGCCGTGGTTAGGGACTTCATCTGGACAGCTAACATTGACGAAGGTTCAGGGCGCGTGCCGTACAAGGTTCGTTGGTCTGCGTTCAATGACATAACAGGGTGGACTAACGGCGTTGACCAGAGCGATTTTCAGGAGCTGCCGGATAGCGGAGCTATCACCGGAATGGTGGGTGGAGAGTATTGCACAATCTTGTGTGAGAAAGCTATCTTCCGTGCCACATACACAGGCCCGCCGCTGATCTGGCAGTTCGATAAAGTTGAAAGTCAGCGCGGCTGTAGCATCTCCGGTTCGGTGTGCAACTACGGCTCAAACGTGTTTTACTATTCGGACAATGGATTTCACCTGTTCGATGGGCAGAAAAGCACACCCATTGGGAATGAGAAGATAGACAAATTCTTTGCCAAGGACTTTAACTCAACATACAAAGACAAGATGA